GATGAAGTGGACATTGCGGGCAAGGCGGTCTAGCTTGGCAATGACCAGGACTGCCTTGGCCTTCTTGGCTGCAGCCAGGGCCAGGGCAAGCTGCTCACGGTCATTCTTGCGGCCAGATTCGACCTCGGTGAACTCGGCCACCAGCTCGGCAGTGCCGATGTGCTGGGTAACGGCGGTGCGCTGGGCTTCCAGGCCAAGGCCGCTTTGGCCCTGGCGGTCTGTGGAGACGCGGTAGTAGGCGACAAAGCGGGTCATGTCAGGCCTCCACATTGTTGACTGCTTGGATGGCGGCCCGCTTGGTGGAGAAGACTGCCGGGAAGTCTTTGCACTCACCGTAAAACCTTTCGAGCTTCCAGCCTTCAGCGGTCTTCTTCAGCGAGTACTGCACTAGGCTGTCATTAACGTAGCCAGTAACGAAGTAGCTGCCGCCACCGTGGTCACGCGAGGTCTTGAGCGTGTTGGTTTTGAGGGTGGTAGTCATGTTTGCAACTCCTTGCGCTTCATCTGCGCGTTGAACATGGATGAAGTATCGTGGCAAACCGATAGCGGTGTCAACGCAGAAACCAAGAAAAACACTAGGACAAACCCTAATGCCCATCCTGCCCCTAGATGCGAGTAGACTCCTGCGCTATCGCCACGATACCGAGCAGGCCCATGCAACAGAAAAGAATCCCGTTCCTAGTGAGGCTGCACCCAGACAGCAGGGAGCTGCTGACCAAGGCCACCGCAGACCAGCGCCGCAGCATCAGCGCCATCATTGACCAGTGTGTGCGAGATCAGCTCCAACCCCGCTATGGCGGCCTGGAGCCCCGGCTGCAGCGGTTCCTGATGGGGGTGAAGCAGTGAGGGTGCTGGTGGCCTGCGAGTACTCTGGCGCTGTGCGCGATGCCTTTGTTGCTGCTGGCCATGAGGCCATGAGCTGCGACCTGCTGGGCACCGATGCGCCTGGCCCACACTACCAAGGTGATGTCCGCGACATCTTGGCCGATGGCTGGGATCTGATGGTGGCGCACCCGCCATGCACCTACCTATGCAGCTCTGGCTTGCATTGGAACAAGCGCATACCCGGAAGAGCGCAGCAGACAGAGGATGCGCTGGCTTTTGTGCAGCTCTTGCTGGACGCTCCGATTCCTAGGATTGCGCTGGAGAATCCTGTAGGGGCCATCGGTACACGCATCCGCAAAGCCGATCAAACCGTTCATCCTTACCAGTTTGGGCACGATGCCAGCAAGGCGACCTGTCTGTGGCTGAAGAACCTGCCGCCGCTGCTTCCGACCAGCTTTGTCGAGCCTCGCATTGTGGACGGTAAACCCCGCTGGGCCAACCAGACTGACAGTGGCCAGAACAAGCTGCCGCCTACCAAAGATCGCTGGAAGATTCGGAGCGAGACCTATTCTGGAATCGCTAAAGCAATGGCTGACCAATGGGGAGGTTTAGCATGACGCAGCAGGAAGCCATCAAGGTATTGGATCTGTGCCGTGAGGGGCAGCATCTGCCTGTGGAGGTGATCCAGCTTGCGCTGTCGGTCACTGACCAGCAGCCAGCCCCGGAGAAGGCCGAGAGGTACGAGCAGTTCCTGGCCGCGCTGCGGCAGGCAGGCCTGCTGTGATGGAGCTGCAGTTCACTGTGCCTGGAGAGCCGCGAGGCAAGGGCCGCCCGCGGTTCACTCGCCGCGGCTTTGCCTACACAGACACGGCCACCAGGGACTACGAAACCCTGATCGCCTGCCGTGCTGCCGAAGCCATGCCGTGCGCCCCGGTGGAGACCCCAGTCAGCGTGCGGGTGGACATCTACAAGGGCGTGCCCAAGAGCTGGAGCAAGGCCAAGCGTGCCAGGGCGCTGGATGGCCAGGAGATCCCTGGCAAGCCAGACCTGGACAACGTGGCCAAGGGCGTGCTGGATGCCATGAATGGGGTGGCCTACATTGACGACACCCAGGTGGTGCGCCTGCTGGTGCAGAAGCAATACAGTCTGGAGCCCAGGCTGGTGGTGACTGTGAAGGAGATGCTGGAATGAGCTTTGTACTTGGCATGATCATTGGCTTGGCGCTGTCGCTTGCTTTGCTGTTCCTCGCTGTTGCCCTGGCGGCCATGATCTGGGGGGATGATGCGAAAGAGGAGTAGCTACCGACCCAAGGGCGTGATCATGGACACCATGCGCCATGTGCTCGGGGGCTTCACGCCTGTGCGTGAGCACGGCAAGGCCACAACCTTGAAAATCAAGAACCATCAGTCCCTGTCTTGCATGGTTGCAGGGGCTGGTACGCGGGAAGACATTGATAACCTCATCGCGGCCATGAATGTGGCCGAGGCGCTGGCCATCGTGGCTGCGATAGGGCATGAGTACCGCAGCGAGATTTCCGCAGCACAGAATGCCATCTTCAGCATGGGCCAGCGAGGCGTGCAGAAGGGACGGTTTCTGTTCACGGGGCCGGAGCTGACGGCGCTCAATCTGGGCATGGAGGTGCATGACGCGCAGCTTGATGTCTGCACCGTGGGGCAGCTAGAGATGGCCCTGGACTTTGTGGCCAGAGAGATCCGTGCCAAGCGTGCGAGGGCTATATCGTGACCGGCTTTGCGTCGCCCTATTACGGCAAACTGCAGATAGCCAGCCTACCCAGCGAGGTCAAGCGCATTTGGTACAGCCGGGACGATGAGCTAGAGCCGCTGCCGTCTTGGCGCTGGTCATTCGAGATGCAGGACGATCTTGAGCAGGTAGAGCAGCGTGAGCTGGTCATCAAGTTACTGGAGACCATCTGCTTTACCGACAGAGAAGACCTTGTAGTGCGCCTGATGGTGATGGATGGATATACCTTGGAAGAGGTCGGGGAGGAGCTTGGCTGCACAAAAGAGCGGGTTCGGCAGATCTACATGAAGGCCATGAGGAAAGCCAGAACCCGGCAGAAGTCAGTCACTGGTGCCGAGCTGTGGCACATGGACTGCGAGGTGACTACTTGGCAGCACTACAGTTGGCAGCAGAAGCAGGCCAGACGGAGGGTGGCAATTGCACCTCTGGAATACATGGATTATTCACGCGGAATGGACGACCTATGAGCCTGTCATCGCATCAGGTCTTCATGCTCAAGCACTTTGCCATGGGCTGGAAGTTCAAACTGGTCAACAAGGTCAATGGCAGTTGGACAACGTACTGGTCACTGCGCCGCCGTGGGCTGGTGGAAGCTGGCAGCGTAGTCACCGAGCAGGGCCGCAAGGTGCTGGCCAAGGAGATGCGGCTGCAGGCCAAACGGGAGGCCGGAAAGTGAAGCGCCCATGGAAGCCTTGGTATCCCAAGCACAAGGGGCCACTGCCAGACCGCAGGGTGCTGGAGATGGCTGCGGCCAGGGATCTGCTGACGACCTGGGAGCTGCTCAAGAACAAGGAGCTGATCGACAAGCATCTGGCTCGCATGGACAAGGTCTACGGCAAGGGCGCTGAGGAGCGGGTGCGCCACTACATGAGAGAGATCAGAAGGAATGAGCGCATTGCCTGAGAACATCATCCCCTTTGAGCTGCCCAAGCGCAAGCCCAGGGTTGTGCAGCAGGACGCGCCACCAGACCAGCGCAAGGTGGCCGTCATCCCGATCCGAGCCTGCACAGACCGCAGGCTGACCGAGGGGATGATTCGCGCCCTGATCCTGATGTGCAGCTACTGCAACCGGGCAGGCATCACCTGGGTGAGCCAAAAGCTCCTGGCCGAGCGCCTGGGCGTGTCCCAGCAGGCCGTCAGCAAGCACCTGGTCAAGCTGCAGGCCGCGGGCTACCTGGAGATCCACAAGCGGGCAGTGCCAGGCGAGCGGCACACCACCTGGCGGGTGATCTTCGACCCATCCATCAAGGTTGAGGACGCAGTGGCCATCACCAGCGCCATTGAAGACACCAGGCCACCGACGCATCGCCCAGATGGTCGCCAAGGCCCTGAAGAAACCCGTAACCAAGAAGGAGTATGCAATGCCCAGATCAGGCGAAACCAGAGCGGTCAGACAGATCAAGGAGGCCAACCAGAAGGCGCTCAGGAAGCGCACTCAGACACAACCTCCAGAGGTTGTACAACAGGCACAACCTCAGACTGTGGATAACTCAGTTCACGCACAACCTAAAGAGGGGGAGACAACAACCTCCAGAGGTTGTACAGAACACATGAACAAAGGGTATACAGATGATGTTAAGGATAAGAATATTAATAAGTTAAACATTGTTTTAAACAACCAAGAATTGTTTGAATTGATTGAAACAGGTTTGACTGAAGCTGAAATTGCTGAAGACTTGGACATCCTGTTGCCGCTGTTCCAAGCCGAGGGGTTGAGCCCGAGCAGCCGCGTGCTGGCCGACAGCATCCTGCAGATGCACCGGGATGCCCGAT